GAACACCCAGACGAGCCGCTCGTTGCCGCCGATGCGGACACCGTCCGCGGCGTGCCCGTTCTCCAGCTGGCGCAGGCGCTTTTCGTGGTCGTCGACCTGCGCGCCGATCCGCGCCAGGGCGTCGTTGATGCGTCGCATATCGCCGTCCATGCGGATCAGCTCCCGGAAGGCCGCCGTCAGCTCCCGCAGGTCTTCACGGACGGCGCCGAACTGTTCGTTGACGCTGGAGCGCAGTCGTTCTAGGTCCGATTTGAGTGCATCCACATCAGCCACGCTGCCCCCTTTCGATCTGATCGCGTTTCGCCGCGTCCGCGTGTTTGGCCATCGCCTGATCCTTGTCCTTGGACCCGACCGACGAACCCAGCCAGAAGGTCAGCACCATGCCGAACCCCGTGCCCAGATTGCCCAGCAGCAGATACGCAAGATTCTCGCTACCCGGCGGCAGTTCGTTGGTCATCACCAGCAGGGTGGCGATGAAGTAGCCGAGCACGACGATGATGCTGACGACGACCGGCCCGGCGCTGCGGTCGAGGATCCGGCGGGCGTCCTGCACATCGAGGGTGCGCAGGCGCAGTTCCTCGAGCTCCAGCTGGCGCATCTCGACGCGGAATTTCTGGATGGCCTCCGGGTTGCCGAGCAGCTGCTCGGCCACGTCTTCGAGCGGCGCGTCGGCCTTGGCGCCGACCACGCGCCGGGCCAGCGCCGCGACGGCGGCACCGGCCATCGGGTTGCCGCCGGTGGCGATGGTCGCGGCCGCGCCGGCCAGCGTCGGCGCCACATCGCGCGCCACGCCCAGCACCCGGTCCCAGGCGCTCATGCCCCACCCCCAATGGCTGGCACGACGACCAGGGCGATCAGCAGCAGCGTCGCGGCGAGCAGCAGCAGCACGCACATCGGACACTGCTGGTTCGGGTCGCGGAAGCTCATGGGTACTGCACCTGATACGGCACGATGCGCAGCTCGAAGGCGCGGCGCGGACCCAGGGCGCGGAAAAACGCGCTCATGGCCGCGCGCGAGCTGACCACAGACCACTGGCCATCGAGGCAGCCGAGCGACAGGCCCGGGGCGATGCAGCCCTCGAGCTCGTCCATGGTGTTCGCGGGATGGAACAGGATGTGCGACCGTCCCGGCACGTCGGTCACCTCGAACGTGTCGCCGAAGCGCGGCGACATCACTCGGCGGCAGGTGTACAGGCCCTCCGGGATGCACGACAGCTTGCGGGCATTGCCGGCCCAGGGCCGCTCGACGGTGAACAGGTCCAGCCCTTCGCCGGTCAGGCGGCCGAAGCTGCCGCGCGGCGAATAGGCGAACCGTTCCAGCGTGAGTAGGGGCAGCGCCTCGGTCATGGCGCACCCCACGAAGAAGAAACGCCCTGCGGATGCAGGGCGAAGCGGACAGCCAGGCTGCCCGCCGCAGCGGTGGTCTGGTGAACCACCCGGAGGAGTACTTCAGTCATCGGTCCCGGTGCCCGGGTTCAGGGCATCCAGCGCCGCCTGCACCAGCTCGGCCTTGTCGAGATCCTGGTGCACCTCGTCGAGCAGGTTCAGGAGGGCGTCTTCGTTCAGGCCGTCCAGCGAGGCCTTGAACTCGTCCAGGTGCGCCTTTGAGGCGCGGCGCAGCTGCTCCTCGGCGATCGCCTCGAGCACGCCCTTGCGGCCGGCGCCACCGCTGGTCTTGTCCTCGAGACCGGCGAGCAGCGGCAGCACGTCGTCGGCCAGGCCGGCCAGGCCGGCGCGCACCTCGGCGACGGTGCCGCCGAGGAAGTCGCGCAGGTCGATGTCGTCATCCGCCGCGACCGGCGGTTCGTCCGCCGCTGCCGGCTTCGGATTGCGCACATGTGCCGGCACCAGGTCGGCCGGCAGGATGCGCGTCTCGCCGGGCTGGACGGCGCAGCCGGCGACGTACATGACGTTCCGGCCGGGGTTGTGTACGGGAATCTCGCGGTTCATTCACCTTGCTCCTGTGGAGACGGCGGCGGGTCGCCCCGCCGCCGTTGGTTTCACAATGCCCGCGATCAGCGGGCGACGCGGGCGGTCGCGGAGTACAACACCATCGAGGTGTAGGCCCGCTTCAGCTGCGTCGGCGTGTGCAGGAAGATGAACTGGTCGCCGTAGGCTTCCTTCTTGCCGGTGAACCGGCCGTTGGAATCCTTCTGGTTCTCCAGCTCGCCCATCGCCCAGGGCTTGCTCATGCGGTAGCGGGTCACGCCGCGCTCGCCGAGGATCACGCGCTGGTCGCCCATGTGCAGGCCTGGCGCGGAGGTCTTGAACGTCGCCAGATCCTTGATGCGGCCGACGTTGCCGTTGGCCGACAGCTCGGTGCCCGGCACGCGGAAGTTCGCAGCGAACTTGCGGGCCTGTTCGATCTGGTTCTGCACCGTGCCGGACATCAGCGACATGTTCGGCATGTGATAGCGGTCGTCCTCGATGACCGCCTTGCGCAGGCCGAAGCGGTACAGGAATCCGTCCCAGTGCACTGCCGTCTCGGTCGAGCCCTCGTCGGTGTCGAACAGGGCGACGTTGGTGGCGTAGGAGTAGCTGATGGTGTAGGCCGTGGCGTTGGCCGGGGTCTGCACCGCGCCGGACTCGTCGACCAGGTAGATCTCGCCCAGGTTGTAGTCCAGCACGTAGTAGTTGCCCGCCGCCTGGGTGCCGGTGCCGTCGTACTCCGACAGCGCCACGGCGTTGTAGGTGACGGTGATCGGGTTCGCGGTGTTGCCGACCTGGTTGCCCTGCAGGTCGTAGACCTTGCGCGGACGCACCACCGGGAAGTGCGCGAGGACGAACACGGTGTCGGAGTCGTCGGCCTGCAGTTCCAGGTTCTCGTTGCTCACCGCGACGGCACCGTATTCATCGGCGGCGTTCAGCACCTCGTTGAAGATCAGCTGCTCGGTGTCTTCGGTGATGATGCGGGTGGCGTTGCGCTGGTTCTCGGCCAGGGCCTCCCAGTTGAGCTGGCCGTCGGTAGTCAGATAGCGCAGCTCGTCGGAGACCTCGAACGCCAGCTTCTGCGGGATCGGGTAGGCCGTCTCGCTGGTCTGGATCACGCCGGCGCGCGCGATCGCCTGGCCCTCGTACTTGCGGGTGCTGTTGCGCCCGGCCGCCGTGGTGTCGCGGTAGCTGTACGGGATCAGGTGGCTGGAGGCGAACGGCAGGGTGTCCACGTCGACGAACTGCAGGCCGACGATGGAATACAGCGCCTCGCGCAGCACCGTGCGCTCGAAGGTCGCCGGCACGGCCACATCGGAGACGATGCCGTCGCCACCGGCCAGCATCTTGGACTCGGCGTGCAGCTGGGCCGCGTTGTCGCGGTCGAACATCGCCAGGACCTTCTCGGCCAGGATCTTGTTCTCGGGCTGCAGCGCGCCGCCGGTGCGGGCGTAGCGGCGCGAATCGGCCTGATCGAGGATGCCGAGACGGCGGTCGATGGTCTCCTGGAGCGATTTGATCTTGTTGCTGTCGTCGAGGGTGATGTGCACGCTGCCGGCCGGGCCGCGGTAGCCCATCTGCGCCAGCTGAGTGCCGACGGCCAGGTCGTTGCCGAGCGAGATCTGGTGCTCGGCGAGCTTCTTGATCTGCTCGGCGGTCATGTCGGCGGTGATCAGATCGGCCGCGCCCAGCAGCTTCTTGCGCTGGTCCTCGGACAGCGACTTGAGGCCTTCTGCCGCCTCGATCGTGTCACTGAACAGCTTCACGTTCGCGTCGCGCTGGTCGGCGAGCTGTTTGGTGCGCTTCGCCTCGGCGTCGCGCTCTTCAGCCATCAGCTTGCGCACATCCTCTGCCGATAGGCCGGTGTTCAGGTTCTTGACGGCGCTGGTCAGGCCGGACAGGTCGAGCTTGATCTCGCCGCCCCGGTTGCCGGCGTCGGCCAGCGTCTTGGCGATCACTTCGCCCTGGGTCACGAACTCGGTCATCAGCGTGCGCTGCAGATCCTCGCTCGCCAGCTTGGTGGCCACGGCCTCGTAGGCGCTCAGCAGCTGCGCCACGACCATCTCGGCCAGGTTGAATTCGCCCAGCTTCTTGCGCAGCTGCTCCATCAGTTCTTTGAGATTCATCGTCAGATCCTCGCTCAACAGGGTTTTGATTCGGTCGCTCAGATAGGTCGGAACCCCGTCCAGGGTCTCCTCGGAAAGCTGCACGGGATCCAGGCGCTTGATCACCGGCCGCGGCGTGAGTGCCGCGCCGAGCAGCGTCGGGCCGTGCTCCTTGCGTTGTTCGTTGTCGCGGTAGTTGTCCGCGAATTCGGCGGACAGGTAGATGCAGCCCCGCTTCTGCACGGCCTCGAGGCCGTACTCGGTGAACTCCACCTCGCCGCGCAGCTTGTTCCCGTCCAGGAACAGGCGTTTGAAGAAACCCGCCGCCCCTTCCTGCGGGCGGTGCGCCACGTCCAGGGCAATCTGCTGCCCATACACGTTGGCCTCGAAGTTGCTCACCATGGACAGCAGCATGTCCCGGCTGATCTCGAACTCGCCGTAGCGCGGGTCGTAGAACCGTCCGGTGCGGGTGATGGTGACGACGGCGGTCTTGCGGTCTTCGGCGAGATGTCGCGCGTCCACGCGGTCGCCGAGGAAGCGCTTGATGCCCTGCCGCGGCCCGTCGCTCAGTCGATATACCTGCATCCGCCCCATCGCACCCTCCACAAAAAAAGCCGAGCGACCGCTTCCACGGTCTGCTCGGCTTTTCGCTGTGCGCGTTACGCCTTTCTGCCAGTCGGCCCCGATCCTGCGTGCAGAATCAAGACAAAACAACTATAAATCAGACGATCACGAACTGGTCACCGACACCCGGCACGTCCGTGACCGCGGCGAACGTGAGCACCTTGGTGGTGCCGTTGTAGGCGCTGATCTGCGAGGCCTGACCGGCGAGCACGCCGGAGGTCCAGACGATCGTGCGGTTGTTGTAGTGGTTGTGGGTCGCCTCGGTAAGGTCTGCCGACATCTGGGTCGTGCTCAGCGTGCCGGAGACTGCCGCGCCCAGCACGGCGGCGCGCGCGCCGCGCGACAGGTTGGTCGCCGCTGTTGCGCTGCCGGCGATCTGGTCGACGTTGGCGGTGACGCGGGTCTGCACAGCGCTGACCTCGCCGACGACAACGTGGCTCTGATCGGCATCGAGCACGTAGCCGCTCTTGTCGTTGTTGGTGCCGACGGTCACCAGGCCGGTGCTGGCGGTGATCGCCAGGTCCCCGAAGTTATCCGGCAGCGTCACCTCGAACGGCCCCAGTTCGAGCAGGTAGCGCTCCGTGCGCGCCCCGGTGGCGCCGATCTCCAGCACCACCCAGTCGGCGCCGGCGGCGATCATGGCGTCCGGGAGGTGGAATTCGTAATTGCCCGCCCCCATGCCGGCCGACTCCGCCCACCCTCGCGTCTGCCAGACGCCCTCGGTCGCCGCCACGGCGGTCATGCTCTGCATGGTGGCGCCCTGGCGCTTGTAGCGCGCCGTGACCTGAGCGGCCGTGATACCGGCGACGCCGTTGCCGTTGGCGTCCTGGAGATAGACCGGGACGATGACCCCCGTCGCCCCCTGCTGCTGCTGCAAAAAGCTCATGAGGTGATGCCTCCGCCGAATCCGGTGCCGAAAATGATGGTGGTACCCCCGCCGAGCGACGACACCGCAATGACTGAAACCGGCGAACCGTACAGCGCCGAGACTAACCCCTCGCTGTCGAACACCCAGGGATACAGGGTCGCGCTGCGGTAGCTGCCGAGGTCGTACGAGGCGATCGGCGTCTCCGACTGCGGCGAGGCGGGCGGCGTCGTGCTCTCGGTGATGGCGTAACCCGCCGGGTTGGTGTCCTCGACGTCCGAGCCGGTGAACGCGCTGATAGTGATGACTGTCGTGTCGACGACCGAGGCATCCTCGACCGTGAACGATGTCACCGTCGGCGCGGTGTTGCCGCCACCGCCGCCAGCCAGATCCTCGACCAGCAGGGAATAGATCTCGGAGCGGGATAGGCCGCCGTAACGCGAATAGACGCCGCCATTTCCCGCTGCGGTGATCCTGCTGGCGTCAGAATCCGAGTGCGAGATTACCAGCGCGTCGTTCAGGTAAACCTCGAGCGTGACCGGGCTTGCCCCTTCGGCGCGCAGGCGCAGGGTGTAGAGGGTGGCCTCGCTGAAACTGCCGATTGCGTACAACGCGCCTAGGTTGACGGATGATCCGGCATTGTAGCGCCTCAGCGCCACGTAGCCGTCGCCCTGCACGACTGCGACATAGCCATCCATCGCGGCTTCCCCGCTACCGCTGGCGCGCACGCAGCAGCCGAACTGCGCAGCGGCCGCGGCCTGGATGGCGCAGCCAGTAACCTCGGCTTCGTAGTCGGCAGTAGCCGGGCCCTCAGATCCATATGCTGCCCTACGCCCATCCGACGAGCATTGCAGCGTGCCGGACGGATCTATCTGATACATATAGGAGAGAAGATCCCCCTGATATCCGCCCCCGACATCCGATGTATGCGCAGACAGCAGCTCAGGAGGAGAGCCTGACGAGAATGAATCTTGTTTAATGATTGCCATCAGCTGAGCCTGGGTCCGATTTCGTCGGACTGATTAATTAGCGCATAACAACCCATATTCACTGGCCCTGAAGTCCCGGCGCCTCGGAGATTAAGGACGTCCAATCCGGCGTCGATGGCCGGTGACCCGGCCGACAGTTTTGCGCCAAGCGACGAGGACGCGTTGAATTGCGGATCTGATATCAATGTCTCGACGGCGTGACTGTCCTGTCCGAGCGATTGCCATGAGACGAAGTCGAGGTTTCCCAGAGGGATGCTTGCGACGGTTGTATATCCGAAATAATTATTATGCCGCCACAGCAAACTGACGCCGTCGCTGAATTCCGACGTCGGGATCATGCCATCGATGCTCCGCACAACGGTTGGGCACAAATATACGATGTTGTTCGGGAACTGATTGCCAAAAAATTCTGTAGGGACAGATGTTCCTGTCTTAAACGCAAACGCTGCGCCGCTATTCGCGCCTTGAGCGTCAATCCTGACAAGGGTGTTGTTTGCGACCATGAACTCAGATACGCCGGCAACCCCGAAGTCGTTGTATGTCAGCATGAAAATGCCGAAACGATCCACGTCGGTAATAAGATTTTGATATACAGAACCTGCTGATGCGCCAAACAGGACGACACCTGCATAAGAAAGCCCGTGCAGGTGATTCCTTCTGATAACGTTATCGGTCTGCAGTCTGCTCTGCTGCCCCTTTAGAATCACCCCTCCCTCACAATCGTAAATATCGTTGTTTTCTATGATGCAGTCCTGGGAGTCGTACGTGATTACCCCATACGCATGGCTTCCCCCTCTTCTGAAACCGTGAATAGAGCAATCTCTGGCCGCACAGGCGCTCGCCATCTGCATCCTGACGCCGGACCAATTATCGCTGCCCTCAACCGACCTATCTGTCCCGGAAACTGCAATTCTCTCGACGGCAGAACCCGTCGACGCCTCCATAAGGCACGGACCCTTGTCGCCAACAAAATAGAAACTTGCGGTGTTTATACTGAACCCCACCCATATGATGTAGTCGTTGTTATATGCGCCAATGACAGCGCGCAGACCTCCTCCTCCTGAGTGAGTGAGAGCAACGGTACCACTGGCGATGAAGGTTATTGGAGCCGACTCAGTGCCAGAGTTCGCTGTTTTGTACAACAGCTGCCCGGTCCATGGGACCGAATAGTTGTGTATGCCTGAATGCACCAGCACGACGTCGCCGGGCTTGGCGGCCTGTTCTGAAGTGAGCGCAAGATCGGCGTCGTTTTGAGGTCTGACGGATACCCCCCACACCGCGCGCCCAAGAGTGGCCCATCGATAAATGGACGGGTCACCGGTCACCTGGTCGTAGGTATATGCATCGTTCCCATTAACCGGGTCGATTATAATAGTCGCGTCAACCGACGGCGGTGGTGGCGGCGGAGGCACAAACACGCGCGGACCGAATCGTAGTTTGCTCGTTCGCAGCGCGATCGCCATCAGTTGGCCACGATCACCAGATCACCCGGAGCAGCCGGGACGCCCTCCACCACCGGAAGGCCCCCGGCTAACCGAAAACGCTGTTCGGCACTCGGGGCCGATGGCCCGATGATGTTGGTGGCGACGTGCTGGCAGTACCAGACGCCGTCCGCCAGCAGTTGATCAAGGTCCGTTTTCGTCGTTGCAGCAGCCGTTAGGAACAGGTTGAATTTCAGTTGAGTGATGTTTTCATCTGCCGTGAATGTGCCGTTCTCTGCTGTAGTGGTTAGGGTTGCGTGTTCGCGCAACACGCCCGCAGTTTGCGGGCCGGCGGAGGTCACGCTCACCAGCGCCGCGCCGTTCTCCGTGCACGCCAGCCACGTCGGCACAAACAGCCCGCTCGGCAGGCGGTGCAGCGCCATCTGCAGCTTCGTCAGGTCGTCGCGCGGGCGGCTGATTTCCATGAGCGTCTCCCAATAAAAAAACCCGGCGCCGAGTGTTCGGCTGCCGGGCTTTTCGCTTCTGGCGGGCTGTGCCGCCGCGTTATGCCTATGGTCGGTTGCCGCCCATAAAAGGGCGGATTGCAAGACAAAACAACCTCAGAGAATCACTCCCAGTAGGTCACCGGGACGGGCACCCAGGTCTTGCAGCGGCACTTGGCCTCGGCGCCAGTCCGCAATACGCGGACGACGCGGGCTTTGATGACCAGCCCGTCGAAGACCACGGACCGGCAGGTGCTGCAGCGGACGGGCTGGCGCTCAGCCGGCTGACTCTGCGGACGCCCGGCGGATATCCGATTAGCGTGGGTCTCGGCGGCTCGGGCCGCGTCCATCGGAGCGTCCGAATGGATCGGCATAGTCGGTTGGGGATCGGTCATTCGGCGGGATCCTCGATGTCGAGGCCCTGCTGAAGGTAGCGCTCCTTGAGCACCTTCCAGGGCGTGCTGATTTCGTTCTCGGTCAGTATGCCGGACTGGAGCAGGCCGCGCTTGCCCCGCGAGCGCAGGACGGTGAGCTGGGTCTCGGCCGGCTGCGCCTTCAGCCAGGCGATGAGGTCCTGTTGGCCGGCGCGGTCTTCGGCGGTCGCCTCGTCCTCGAACACAACCTCGGTATAGCTGAGCGTGTTCGGATGCGCCGGCCAGGGATTCCGCCCCTCCGGGTACACGCCAGGGCCGAGGCCGTAACGGTTGACGCGGGCGTGCATATCGCAAATGTCCGGCTCGGGGTGGCGCGGGCTGAGTAGGAAGCGGGTGCCGATGACGTCAGGATGTGCGAACGCCGCGGCCTGGTAGGCCTCGCCGTGGGCGCGGTTCAGCTCAGTGCGAAACACGCGCATGACCTTGTCGCGGGCATTGCCCTCGTCCTGCAGCAAGGCGCGGCCGGCGCGCTGGGCGACGCCGGAGGCCTGCGCCTGGCCGATCTGGGCAGCGACGTCGGGCGGCACGGGCTGACCGCGGGCCAGGAAATCGTTCGCGGCGCGGCTGGCGCTGTGCCCCTGGATGACGGCGGTCTGGATGGCCTGGCCGAGCTGCTCGCGCGCGCCCAGGTCGATGCGCCAGAGACGGTCGGACAGCTGCAACCCGTCAGCTGCCTGGAAGCTGCGCACGAACTGGGCGGCCTCGTGGGCGACGCGGCTGAGGTCGGCGCTCACGGCGCCCTGGAACGGCCGCACGCCGAGCTGGGCGGCCTGATTAAGACCATCGTCGAGCAGGCCGGCGCGGAGATCCGCGAGCTCGCGCAACCGGGTGTCGACCTGGGCGAGCAGGTCCTGCAGCACCTCCAGGCGCAGGCCGCCGTCGCCGGCGGCGTAGCTTTGGATGTCCGTCTGCAGGTTGGCTGCGGCGCGGCGGTACATGTCGTCCAGCTCGCGCAGGACCTCGGCGTCGAGCCGGTTCATGTCGGCGCGCGCCTTGGCCGAGGCGCGTTTGATGGCGGCCTTGGTGGCGGTGCGGCGATTGATGGCGAGGGCGTAGGTCATGCGCGGGTGGCAATGGTGGTGGCCGACTCGCCCTTGCGGCCGTTGCCCGGGGTGACCCTGACCGGAGGCGCACCCGGCGGCGGCTTACCGATGTTGTCGGGGTCGGGGTACGGGTCGAAGTCCTTGGCATCCTGCTCTTTCCGGGCCTTGACCTTGGCCGCGTCCAGGCCTGCGGCTTCCCAGACCATCGTCGGCGGCACACCCAGTGCCTGGTACTTCAGGGCGCGGTCGGCGGCCTGGTTCAAGGTCTCGGTGCGACGCTCGGCGAACACGACCTCGAACTCCTCGGCCTCGGGGTTGATGCCGGCCAGCAGCAGATCCAGCCGGAAGCCCTGATCGTAGACGGCGCTGAGGGTGTCCTGCAGGGCGTCGATCTCCTCGAAATAGTCGCGCTTGAGGTCTTCCAGGATGTCGCGGGAGAGGCCCTCGGAGTAGCCGAACAGGCCCTTCGGGGCCGGGCTGCCGGCATAGAAGGTGTCGAGCAGATAGGAGACGTCGGCGATCTGGTCCAGGTTGGCGTCGCCCTGCAGGGCGGTGACGCCGCCCTTCTTGTTGCTGAAAAAGTCGGTGGTGATCTCTTTCTGATCGTCCTCGACTCGCGTTCGGTAGGTGGTGAGCTCATCCGGGCTCGCCCCCTCCAGGACGTGCGAGAACCGCTGCGGCGCGCGGGTGCGGCGGCGGATGACCAGGTCCTCGTCGGTCATCTGCAGCTTCTGCCAGACGGTGCGGCTGGCATCGAGGTAGGGGCGGCCAAGGCTTCCCAGGTCGTCGTAGTTGTCGGGCGTCAGGCGCACCAGGGTCAGCTGCCACAGCGGGAACCGGGCCACGGTCATGCCGGTGATCAGGTCGATCTGCTCGTAGGCGTTGGCCGGGTCTTCGAAGCGTCCGTTCAGGCCGACCTTCGGCAGCAGGGTTTCGGTCGGCATGCGCACGCCGGCGACGACGCGATTGTCCGGACCGAGCACCCATTGCATCGGCAGGCTGCCCTCCATCACCAGGCCACGGCAGTCGGATTCGAGCTTCTGCTGGTTGCGCAGCTGCAGGCGGCGCTCGAACAGCTTCCACTGGTTGATGATGCGTTTGCTCGGCGAGCCCTCCAGGCGCAGGCCTCCGGTGATGGCGCTGCGAGCCATGCGGCCGTGCAGTTTTTTCACGCGGCCGTCTTCGCGGTCCATGCGACGGATGTCGAGGATGGCGGCGCGCAGGGCCGGGTCGACGTACATCTGCCGATAGAGGTATTTGACCTGGTTCTCCGGGGTCGGGCGGCGGCCGAGCTCGCTGGTCGGTTTCTGCTCTTCGTTCGGCAGTGTCGGTGCGGGCGCAGGCCGGCGGCCGATGCCGAGGCGGGACAGCAGATTCGTGAGCAGGGCCATGGAGTGTCCTCGCTATGCCGCGCCGAGCAACTGCTGGCGGGTCTTTTTGCGCAGTTCAATATGGGTCGGCACGCTGGCCGCGCCGCGGGTCGCGAGCGCCCAGACCATGGCCATGAAGGCGTCGAACAGGTCGTCGCCGAGCTTGTGGTTGGCCATTTTGTAGCTCGCGTAGGTGGTGCGCGTGGCCACCGGCTTGATGTTCAGGATCTGCCGAACCATCAGGCGCAGATCCTTGGTCGCATCGTCGTGCAGGTCGTGGTCCTCGAAATACGGCACAGCGGCCTGGCGGTTGTGGAACACGGCGCGCACAGCGCTGGCCATCTGGTGCTTGGTCAGGCCCTCGAAGCGCAGCGGCGAGAACGGCCACTCGGGCCAGGTGCTGGCCGTGCTCTCGCCGTCGCCAATGGTGCGGCGGTCGATGGTGGTCAGGCCTGCGGCGAACAGCTCGTCGTTGAGCTGAGTCAGCATGCCGACCCCGTAGGCGTCGCCGAGGGCGTAGTCGGGCATGAAATAACGCCAGTAGCCGATCAGGTCGCGCTTGACCACGCCGTCATCGGTGCCGGGAGCCCATGTGCGGGCGAAGATCGGGCAGGTGAAGTTCCCAATCTGCTCGCCGACCACCAGGGCCGATCGGGAGGATTCCGGGGTCTCGCCGTGGCCGGAATGGTCGTAGCCGAAGGCGATCAGCCCGCGCTTGCGGTACTGCTCGCCGGGCATGGGCTCGGCGACCTGCAGCATGGCCTTGAGGCCGGTCTGCAGGGCCTTGCGCATGTAGATTTCCCAGACCAGGTTGCGACTGCTGGTGTTCACACACAGCAATTGTCGCGTGAACTCATCGTCCGACAGGTCGCCGCGCAGACTGAGCAGGAAATCCTTCTGCAGCAGACCAAGCTCGATGGCGTTCAGTGCGTTCAGGATCGGCACCGGGTGGCTGTAGCTCTCCAGTTCGACGGACTCCGGAGCGATCCATCCGGCGGCGATCATGCCGCGGATCTCCTCGCGCGCACGGTCCCCGTGAAACGCTGCGAGGGCGTGGTATTTGCCGCTGTTGAGCAGGTCGGTCAGGGTGTCGGCGCCCTTGTAGACACCGGTGATGCGGATCTGCGGTTCGTTCTTGCTGGCCGCGCTCGCGCCGAGCCGGCGGGTGGAACCGAGCATCAGCAGGAAGCGGCTGTAGAGCCGGTCCTTTGGCATGTCGTCGACCTCCTCGAGGGAAGCCGCGGTCATGTCGCCGCCGTCGACCTGGGCCATGATGCCGTAGGCCTGCGCCTTGGACCGGTTCATGAACTCGTATTTGGTATCCGACAGCTGGGTGCGGCCGGACTTGTGCGCCAGGTAGGCGCTCAGGATCTCGGATCGGCGGATCGCCTCGAGGTGGTAGCCGAGATTCACCAGCGACTGCGCCTCGCGCGGAGCGACGATGCCAACCTCCTGATCGGCATCGAGGGCGTTGCGCATCAGCAGATACAACTCCTTGACGGCGGTCTTGCCCGTGCGCCGGCTGCTGAAGTCGATGGTATACGGGTGCTGATCCATCTCGACCATCTTGAGGATCTGCACCGGGTCGAGGTCGACGTTGTGGACGTGCTTGTGCCAGAGCGCGTAGTCGCCGGCGTAGCGCATCACCTCGACCTCGGCGACGTTCTGCAGGTGGATACGCTGCGAACGTGAGACGCGGTCAGCCATCGCCGACGACCTCAGCCTCGATCAGCTTCTCGCGGTTCATGCCAGCGCTGATCAGGTCGAGCAGTTTCTGCTGCTGGTGGACGATGCGCTGCTGATATTCGCTGGCGGCCTGGCCTTCCTTTTCCTTCTCCAGGTAGCCGCGCAAGGCCTCCTGTTCGTCGCGGGATTTCGGCGTCATCTCCAGATCGGCCAGGGTCATGGAGTTTTTGGCGAGGTAGTCGATCAGGTGCTTGAGCAGCGGGTGGGCTTCGAGCTTGTAGATCTGGCGCAGCTCGCCGGCGACATCGTCAAGGTACTGGGCTAGGTGGAATCCGCCGTCCTTGTCGCTGTACCACTCCGGCGACTTGATGCGCGGGCCGCCGTCCGCCGCGATCGTCAACAGCATGTCGTCGATCAGCGCCTGGATCATCGCCTGCGTGCCGGCCCGCATCCCGGTCAGCAGCCCGGGATCCCCGGACTCGAACGCCACCTCGTGCCGCAGAAGGAGCTCGGCCCGCTTCAGGCACGCCCGCTGCGGCACGCAGGCCTCCGTCTGCAGATGCTCGCAGGTCGCGCAATGCGGATAGCCGCCGGGCTTGGCCGGGAAATAGGTCGCCGTCCGAGCGAACAGCCCGTGCTTCATCGCGTTGAAGCGCGTCAGCTTCGCCTCTTCCGGCGTAGGGTGCCCCTCCAGGTTTGCCGCCGTCCGCGCCATCCCCTCCGGCGTCCGCGGCCCCGTAGCGTTCGCCCAGGCCTTCAGCAGCGACCGCTGCCAGGCCGCCTGCCCCGCCTCCGCCCCGCAAGCCGGGCAGGCATGGAAGTACGCCCAGGGGTGGTGCGGCTGCTCCGGACAATCCTCCACCCGCTCCGGCGCCGCCTCAAACCGATGCCGGCACTCGGCACACGCGAAACTGACCTCCGCGAGAGGATTGGACCGATCTGGACGAGGTTTCCGCATGGGTCCGGATCGTTCGGGAAAATGCAAGACAAAACAACAGCAAGACGGCGGACTAGATAACCCCACGCGACGCCGATAGCACATCAAGATTTTCGCGGCTCAGCGCTAGGTGCGCCTCGACGCTGTGCTGGATGTAGCGCGGGATTTTACCGCGCACGCCCCAGCCCTCGTAGGTGGACAGGCCGACGCCGAGCAGTTGCGCCATCTGGCGGTTGGTCAGGCCGAGCTGTTCGCGCGCGGCGGTGAGATCGGCCCAGATCATTGGACGTGCGTACACTGCGGACATGCCTCTCCCTCATCGACAAACGGGCCCACGTAGCCACACATCTCGCACACGCTGGGACGCTGCGACAGGTCGATGTACTCCAGGTTGCGCCCATCGCAGGTCAGCACGGCCGCGCCGCTCTCGCCGCGGTGGGCGGCGACGATGCGCCGCAGCGCCTCGCGGGCTAGGTCGCGGTGCGGGGTGGTGGTTTTCTCCGCCACCCGTTGGGGCGGGAGGCGGAGATAGGCTCGGTAGGTGGGTGCGTTCATCATGCCCGCCCCGGTTTGTGGCTGACCGTCTCGCCGTGCGCCCCCTCGATCAGCGCCTCCTCGATCAACTCGTCCTGCACGGGATCGCGCGCGCCGCCATGCGCCAGGTGCTCGGCATACCACGCCGTGACCAGCGCGGCGAGGTTGTCCTCCGATTCGCGCAGCAGCGCCACGTCCAGGTCGCTGGCAGCGCAGATCGCCTCGATCGGCGACCAGTCAAATGACACGTCACCGGTCTGCGGATCGCGCGTCATGTGCAGGTCCGCGAACGTGACGTCGTCGGGGATGGTGATGCGGACCGAGAGGGCGTCACTCATCGTCGTCGGCCTCGGCGTGGCGGCCGAAGATCTCCGCCAGGCTGGCGAACTCCAGAGCTTCGTCCGCCCCGTCGTCCTCGGCGCCGAACAGGGCCTGCAGATCGACGCCGGGCGCCGCGACCGCGGCAAACCAGCGGTTGAATTTATCCGCGCCGGCGTCGGTCAGCTCGACGTTGGTGATGATGGTGCCCATGATTCGTTCTCCTATGAGGGTTGCCCCGCCCGGAGGCGGGGCGGGGGTTAATCAAGCGAGAACGACGTCGTGGATGTCGTACCAGTCATAATTGGACCCGTCGTCGGGTTCCTCGCCACGCACCTCGTCAAACTGCCAGATGATTTTGTAGTCGCGGCCGTCCGTGCCAACCGCGGGGGCGCTGTACTCTGCGGTGTAGTTGCCGCCCTCGTCGGCGTCGCCGAACCAGCCGGGGAATACTCGGTTGCTGAGCTCGGCCTGTCGGGTCATGGCGTACTGTTTGCCGTCGTACTCGACAATCTCGGCACCGGCAGCGATGGCGTCGTTGTAGTCGTCATGATTCTCGTCGCCGGCGATTTCCCAAAATTTCTCGCCGTCCCATTCGTCGGCATTCTGCTCGCAAAAATCCTCATACGTGCAGCCGATTTCGGGTTTGTTGTCCCAGATCCAGTCGGCAACACGCTCCTGCTGCGCCGCGGTCAGGTCGCCCAGGTCAGAGGCCCATTGTTGGGCGTCGCGGTAGCTGTTGAGCTGCATGGATTCAGTGATCATTTTGTATCTCCTCTGAGACCCCGGAATCCCCCGGGTGGGTACGGTGAGCGCCTCACCGTGTAAATTACATTACTACGCATTGCGTAGGATGTCAACACCCGCGGGGAATTATTTTTGGTCAGGCGGCCCGGCAGAACCTATCCGGCAGAGACACCCTCAGCAGCCTGGTTCCCAGCAAGGCGCGCTCGGGGAGCCACACAACCTTGCTGGGAACCGCTGTTCCAGGCATATGGATCAGGTATTCAGGACTGTATTCAATCCTGACCTGGTCGTCCTCCACGAAGATCCCGTTGATGAATGACGAGAAGAAGTTCCGGAGCTTCTTCTCGTTCGTCGTGGTGCGGATGATGTCGCGCAGGGCGTCCGCGAGTTCGATGATGTCGGATTCGGTGATGCTGATGTCCGGGGCGCGCTCGGCATCGATGGCGAGCAGCTGCGCCTCGAGGCGCTTGATCTCGGCGTTGTTGGCACGCAGGCGGGCCGTCAGATCTCCAAGATTCGGCGCGTTTTTTCCGTAAAGCTCGAATATCTCATATAGTTTTTCGTTCTTTCTTTCCACCGCACCGAGTTTCTCGGCGATCGTGCGACGCCGGCGTCGATGATCGACGGCCCAGGACCCGTAGGCCTCATAGAGTTCCGTCATGACGCCGGTCAGGTTCTCGCGGGTGAGTATGTTGTCGAGTAGGACGTCGATCAGCCAGGCGTCGAGGTCGCGCGCTGATATGCGTCGGTTCTCGCACTGGCCGTGCTTCTGGCGGGCCCTGCAGTTGTAGTAGTGGTAGCGCCGCGACCGCCCCTTCGCGCTCTCGATCTGCATGCTGGAGCCGCAGCGGCCGCACCGGAGGATGCCGGTGAACACGAAGGTGCTGTGAGGCGATCCGTCAGACGTCGGCGCATCCTCACCCATCGCCATCTGCACCTCGCTCCAGGTCTCCATATCGATGATCGGCTCGTGACTTTGGACGGCAATCCACTGAGACGGATCCCGCCGGCGCGCGGTGGCGCGATCGCGCCGACCGAACACGGTATTCCCGATGACCGCCTGGTTGCGCAGAAGCGCGGCGACCGTCGATTTATTCCAGGCTCTGCCGCGGTTCAGCAGGCGCTCCTCGTTCAACACGATGGCGATGGTTTTCGCGCCGTGGCCCTGCAGGCGAAGCGCGAAAATCCTGCGGACGATATCCACCTCGGAAGGGACCGGCTTCAGCCGCTTGCGCTTGTCGTTGTCGGCGGCCGGTACGGCCTCGAAACCGAACGGTGGTCGGCCGCCGTTCCAGTAGCCGTCGTTCGCATTCTTGATCATGGACCGCCGCGTGTCGGCTGAGATCTGCCGGCTATAGAACTCGTCGAACAGCTCGAGGACGCTCTCGGTCATCCAGCCACCATCGGTCCCGCGGTCGATCGACAGGGTGACATAGACAATCTCGGTGCCGGCGCGCCCGAGGCGCAGCTTATACAGGCCAGCGTCGACCTTGTTGCGCGCGAATCGGCTGGTCGACCAGGTGATGAAGTAGTCGACGCCGAAGGCCTCGCAGTAGCTGATCGCGTCCTGGAACGCCGGCCGGGTGTCGACGCGACCGGACAGACCCTCGTCGACGAAGGTTCGCACGACAGAGGCACCGAGCGCCTCGGCCTTCGCGGCGCACTGCTCGACCTGGCTAGCCAGCGGGAGCTCGTCCTCGGCCTGGCGCACGGTGCTCACTCGGGCGTAGATCACTGCTGTTTTAGTCATTAGCCGTCACTACCACGCCAGGATCGGCTACGGTCAAGATATACGCGCCCGTCCCGAACCCACTACAGGAAAACTTATCCATATCGGGAAGGGCATCGATCTTTTTTTCAACCAACTCAAGCGCCTCTTTTTCGCTATTCGCAATAACGAAAAAACACATGTTCCAGCCTTCTTCTGCAGGTTTCCAAGCGTAGAGTTTCATTATTCGCCTCCTGACCTACTAGTCATCTTACCTGCTCCTGATTTTCTTCGAAATGCGATCGATGTGACGCACACTCACCTCCTCACACAGCTCGGCCTTGAGTCTCTTTTTGATATCCGTCGATCCTGCGCCAGCGACCACCATCGCCTCGATGAACCGGTTGCGCTGGTAGCGCAGAAACCGCGTGAACCTCGGCATCGACACATACACCGTCGAGCCCGGCATGTTCGGCGGGTTCTCGTCGAGCAGGCGCCACACGGCCAGGAACGCATCGATACCGATCTCCTCGGCGATCCGGATCCATCGCGGGTGCATGCCCATCTCGCGGAGCTCGCCGAGGCGCGGGTCGGCGGCGCGATTTTTTTTTGCCCCTAGGGCGACTTCGAAATTAGTGCAGTTATCTGAGGACCCACCTCCCCCTGCCGGCGGGTGCCCTTGGCCTTGCCGACCCCCCACCCCCTGCCCGAACAGATCCGCCTGGCGGTCCTGCCCCAGCACTCCGCTCTTCGAACTGCGTGATCCGTTGTTCTCACCCATCGCAACCCCCTGATACTGCGTTGCCCCTACCCCTGCGAACTGCGCCTTCTGTCAGAGCGCGCAGTTCACCTCAAATGTGTTTTCCGGCGGCTATTGGAGTTAGCCGGCTTTTTCGTCAGTTTTTCGTCGCCCCCATAATCGTCCGCCAGCGCCCGCCGCTGCTGCATATCTCCGTCGAGGCAGGCACGCACACCTCCCGTTCCATGCGGCAACCGCGAACACAAAGGCGCGTTCATCGCTTGCTGCGCTCCAATTCGCGCACCAGGTCAGACAGCGGGGTCCTGATGTTCTTGAAGGGGTTGGCGGCGTCGACCACCTTCGTCAGGTTGCGCATAGCCAGGTGCGTGTAGATCTCGGTGGTCTTGGGATCCGCATGCCCGAGCAGGGCCTGGCGTGTGATCAGATCGACCTCGTTCTCGGCCAGCTCGGTGCCGTAGAGGTGGCGCATGGCATGGGCGTGCAGCTGATCTACAGGGATGCCGGCGCGCTGCCCATACTTGCGGATCATGTCGTGGATGCTGCGCTTGGAGATCCGGCGCTGCTCGCCGTGATAGTCCTGCGGGGGGATGGCCCGATTCATCGTGCTGACGAACAGCACGCGATCGCCGCTGGGCAGCGTCCGATCGATCGAGGCCAGATCCCGGTGCCCGAGGTAGGCGTGCAGGATGTACTTCACGTCGTGCGGGGCCGGCACCAGGCGCTCGCGCTTACCCTTCTCCATCACCTTCAACACCAGCCACTCGACACCCTTTACGTCGACGAGCTGCAGGGATGACTCGTTGAGTCCGACCAGGCCGCTGGCGCGCAGGCCGCAGCCGATCAGGGTCATCAGGATCGCGCAATCACGCACCCCTTCGAAGGTGTCCAGATCCGGCTGATGCAGCAGCGCCTGGGCGTTCTTCGATTCCAGCGGCGTCGGCAGCCGCCGGCCGGCGATCGGGTACGGGATCCCAGCGGCTGGATCGTCGCCGCGCAGGCCTGCGCGGCGAGCCCAGGCATAGAACCCCTTCACCGCGGCAACGATGGTGCGCCGGCTCCTGGGCGACAGCCCCTCCTTGTGGGCATGCAGGCCGGTGAATTCCTCGAGGATGGCCTGGTCTGCGCGCAGCAGGTCGACATCCCGGCCGGCGAGGAAGGTCGCCAGGCGGTCAGATAGCCGCGGTACTTCGTCACGGTCCCTTCGGCCTTCCCTTGGTTGTGCTGCTTGAAGCGCAGCCAGGCCTCGATCAGGTCGTTCATATATAAGTTACCCCCTCGAAAATCGGCGCCGTGGGGAGACCACAGGCAGCGCAACCTGTGGATCCGTGGATACCCCCTAAAACAGGGGTTAAGTATTTGTTAAAGAAAAGGAATGGTTTCCACAGGTTTCCACAAAATAACCTGTGGAAGGGCGAAAAATCCGTGGATGCTTTTTTGCTCAGGGGGGCGAACTTGTGGATCAGTGTTCGCTTATATTCACCCCTCAAAAGCCCTATTTCTCTCTCTCTTTTCAATAAATTAGAGAGAGAGAGAGTAAGGCTAATCGAAAATAGCGGTTGTGGACAAAAACGGCGAATCCGTGGAAGCGGAAGGCAAAAACGTGGAAAAACGGGGTGGACTTGGCAGAAAAACGACTCCACGAACAATAACTTAACCTTATGCATCCACGGATTCCACAGGTTTTTTGCACTCCCACCGTGAACTTTTGGAAAAAATCGGCCGCACGCAGCCCTTCCCCTCGACGGAAAATTGACGTGGGCGCAGCCTGATTCTTGGGGGGTACGGGGGGAGAGGATCATGCCTCGGGCGGGTCGGACGATTCGGGGCGGGAGGCGTAGAGACCGAATCCTTTGAGCAGATCCAGGCTCAGGGCGAGCATGTGAGCCTCCCTGCGGCCGCCGATCGTGCGCTCGACGTCGGGGTTGACCACCACGCCGGCATCGATCAGCTGGCGCTTCAGCACCCTGTCAGACTTCACCGGCAGGGCGTTCCACTTGTCGCGCAGCGACATGGTGTGGGAGATATGGTCCATGACGTGCCCGGTGCGGACGCAGAGGCAGTCCTCCTCGTCCACCTCGGTGAAGGTGTGCGGGTGGCGGAAGTTGCCGGCCGCCAGCTCACTCAGCAGGATCTCGATGATCCAGACCCAGGGCTCGCGGTCCGCATCGGTCTCGGCGATGTGGCCGTTCATCTCGGCGACCACGTCGTCGATGAACCCGCCCTGGTCGCGATCGATGTCCGCGAAATCGCACAGCAGCCGCCAGGCCGCGAGCACCGCGGCGTAGTTGCCGGCCATGCGCTTGGCGCCCTCGTCGGACGACGCGGCGCGGGATTTGTCCAGACAGAACTGCCGGGCCCGGTTGTAGACACTCAGCACCTGCGGCCGGGTGTGCTCGGTCAGGAACTGCAACCACTCCCGGACCGGGAACCGGGGCAGATCCTCGGGCATCAGCGGCCCCTTGCGGTTGGTCAGATCCGTGCGCACCACCTTGCCGAGCAGCGAGCGCACCGGCACATCTTCACCGGCCAGCAGCACCGGCGCGCACACCAGGTATTCCGTCATCGCCGAGCCGCGCTTCGTCGGAGAATACTGATAGGCCTCCTGCAGCAGCGAGACCGCTTTGTCGATCACATCCTGCCGGCGGGCGGACAATTCCTCCCAGCCCACCGGATGCGAGGTGTGCGAGATCGAGGTCAGCACGCGGAACTCCGTCTGCAGGCTCTGCCCCGAGAACATGCTGAACCCGATCGTCCGTTCCAGCCGCTTCACCAGCGTCGACTTCCCGTGCCCCTTGCCAGCCTGCATGATCATGTGCGGCCAGAACCCCAGGAACGCCTTCAGATGCGCCCCCAGGCCCCAGATCAGCGGCATCGCCGCGGCGTTCTGCTTGAACGTCGACTGATAGGCCTCGACCACCTTGCGCGCGTCGCCCTTCGGGCCGGATGGGAAGATCAGATTCGAATACGGGCATTGCTGGTCGGGGTCCGTGAAGTAGCAGTCCGGCCCCTCGTTCACGACCGGCCGGCCATCGAGCCAGGCCAGCCCGACGAAGTTCACCGCGTGCCGCGAACCGAGATCCGCGCCGCGCTCGAGGATGTTGATCATGCGCAGGAACGCCCCGCGATCGAACACCGGCCCGAACTTCTGCCACTGATCGACGTTGTGCAGCTTGTCGTCCTCGAACACCCGGCGCACCAGCTGCGCCCCGTGGCGCGGCGTCTGCACCGACACCGCGAACAGCGTCTTCGGCTGGTTGTCGACCTCGCCGGTCATCGTCGCCGTCGCGCTGGAGACCGTCACCCTCGATAGCGACGCCACCCGGAACCCGCACAGGTCGCCGAACTCCAGCTTCTCCTGGCCCATGTCGTCCTCGGTGCGCTTCTTGACGAACGACGTGAAATCCTCCTTGGACCGGTAGCGCCAGTACTGCGCATAGTCGTGCCCTGGAAGGAACACCCGCGGCCTGCCGCGGCCCTTGTCGTCGCCGCGCACACCTGGAATCACATAGGGATCCATCCGGCGCAGCACATGCTTCAGCTCCTCCGCGCCGAGATCCTGCAACGCATCGTTGACGTCGTTCCACTCCCAGTCGCCCTGGTCCACCAGGTGGGCGCTGATATTCAGCGCGACCAGCTTCTCGTGCAGCCGCCAGGCCGCCCAATCCCCGGGGCAGCGCCCGGCCATCGGGTGCCCGTCCGGGAACGGCTCGTCGTGGTCCATGCACAGCACCACCTTCTTTCCTTGCAGGAAGCGCACATCGAGGCTGTCCGCATTGCCCACCCCGCGGATCGCCACCGAGGCCACACCCTTCATCCCGCACGACTCGACCGAGAGCGCATTGATCGGCGACTCGACCAGATAGACCGTGTGCGCCGACTTGAGCCGGTGCAGGTCCATATACCAGGGATAGCCCTGCTTCTCGCCCTGGCACTGTGTCTTGGTGCCGCCGTTCAGGTCCGGATCCAGGTAGCGCAGATCCACCGCCACGACATGGCCCGGGTTCATCGTGCGCACGATGAACGCCGCCGCCGGCCCACCGTGCCCGTGCTGGCCGGGATCGACCTTCTCCGAACGCCAGGTGTTGAACCCGACCGTCTTGCGCTGGATGGCCTGCTGCACCACCGCCTCGGAGATCCCGCGCCCGGTCAAGTACTCCAGCACCTGCCCGGCCTCGGCCAGGCAGCGCTCGGCGATGAACTCCGCGCGCGACCTCTCCCGCGGCGCCTCGGCGGTCTGATCCGGTCGCGACAGCGGGATGCCGTACAACTCGTGCAGCCGCTTGATGGCCGCGCCGGCATCGATGCCCTCGATGTACATGACCAGGTCGACGCAGGTGCCGCCCTCGCCCGTCGAGTGATCCTTCCAGCGCGTGCCCTGGCGGTAAATCGACAGCGACGGCGCCTTGTCCGCATGGTGCGGACTCCGGTAGTTGCCGTTCTTCTGCGGTCGCTGCAGATCCAGCTTCTCGGCCAGGTCGTGCAGATCGATGCGTTCTTTCAGCTCTTCGATGGTTGCCACTGATTCGTTTCACTTCTTTAGGTGGCGGCTTGGTGGCCTTGGGTTATGCGCTACACGTCAAATCCGCATGCACTTCGTGCGCGAAATTCGCCTCTATCAGCGCCCGCGCCACCGGCGGGCAGACGCTGTTGCCGCACATGCGCACCTGGGCGGTCTTGCTGAACCGTTCGCCGGCCGGGCCGTGGTCGATGATGTAGCTCTCCGGAAAGCCCTGGGCGCGGTAGAGTTCGTGCGGCTGGAGCATGCGCATGCCGATGTCGGTGAGCACGTAGGTCGCGCCGTCCAGGGTCACCGTGACGAGCTGCAGGCGGTCTTTGCTGGTGATGGTCGGCGCCGGGTCGCGCAGATCGCGGCCGGTGGTGCCGCTGCCCTGGCCGTAGTAGGGGGCGAGCAGGGCGGCCACCAGGGCGGCGTGGGTGCCGCCGGCGCAAACGGTCGGGGCCGGGTCGCGCAGATCGCGCATGCGCTGGTCGCTGCCCTTCTGGTTCAGCAGGTGGGCGGCGACGACGGCGTGATGGTCGATGGCGGTGACGGTGCCTATGGGGTCGCGCAGGTCCGAGCCGACGACGCCGGTATAGTGCTTGGCGATGAAGGCGGCGACTAGGGTGCGCCGCGATCCCAGTTGAAGAAATCTTGCGTCTCCAGCGCCTGCTGTAGCGTCGTCAGCGCCTGCTCGCTCGCCGGGATGGTCTTTTTCCACCAGCCCTGAACGCCGATCATCCCGTCGCTCGGCTGACTCAGCAGCACGTACAGCTCTGACAGCTCCGGCTTGATCACTGCGCGGATCTCCAGAATTTCGAACGTCGAATTCGCCATCGGTGTAGCCCTCTTTGGTGGGTAGAATAAACGGGTTGGAACTCTCGACCACAAACCGCTGCACGCCTCGCGCGATGCGCTTGAGGGTGTTCTGCGCGAGCGGCTTCTTGCGCTCGAAGATCGACGGTGCAGGGATGCTCCAATCGATGCATTCGGCGGCGGTGCGCCAGGGCGCGAGCTTACCGCGCCGCACGGCCAGGCTGGCGGGCGCGCCGTGGGTCGGCTTCGGCCAGCGGATCGGGATGCCGTCACGGCGGGCGATCAGGAACAGGCGGCGGCGGATGGTCGGGACGCCGTAATCGCAGGCGCGCAGCAGCTGGTGCTCGACCTTGTAGCCGAGTCGCGCGAGCTGGCGCACGAATTCGGCGAACTGCTGGCCTTTGCGCAGCGGGCAGGGCATGCCGTCTTTCGTGAGCGGCCCCCAGTCGGCGAACTCCTCCACGTTTTCGAGCGCGATCATGCGCGGGCGCAGGCGGCGCGCCCACTTGACGACGACCCAGGCAAGTCCGCGGCGGCCGCTGCTGACCGGCTTGCCGCCCTTGGCCTTGCTGTGGTGGGTGCAGTCCGGCGACGCCCACAGCAGGCCGACCGGCTGATGGCCTGCGACGGCGTGCGGGTCGACCTTGAACACGGATTCGCAGAAGTGGCGCGTGCCCGGGTGGTTGACGGTGTGCATCGCGACCGCTTCCGGGTCATGGTTGACGGCGATGTCGACGGCCCGGCCGAGCGCGGCCTCGATACCGGTCGACGCGCCGCCGCCGCCGGCGAAGAGGTCGATCACCAGCTCGTGGCCGAGGTTGAGGCGGTGCTGGGTCATGCTCCATCCTCCATCGGCGCCCGATCTGCGAGCCGGCCTGGATCCGCAGTGGTCTGCCAGCTACTGTTCGCGGCAATGTTGTACGGTTGGTCATATACGGTCACGCCGGCCTGTGGCGGGTGTTTGAATTTGACGTACTTCAAAAAACCCCACGACTTCACCCGCCGCCCATGAATGAACAGTGTCCACGTCTCCGGGTGCGCCTCCAGGATGCGGTGGAAATCGCGGCCGCGGATGATGTTGATGCGGCCGGCGCGCAGCCAGCGGAAGCGCTTCGCCCAGCCGGTGCGCGGATCGAACCAGCGCAGGCGCTCCTCGAGGTAGCCGCCGGTCAGGACGATGGCGACGGACCAGGCCCAGGGGTGGTCGTGCACCCATTCGTCGGCGTCGCGGGCGACGAAGCGGTGCAGGTAGGCGGTGATGCCGAACAGTCGGCCCAACCAGTAGCGCTCCAGATAGCGCTCGCCCTGGCCGCGATGGATCAGGCGGCACGGCCGGCCGGCTGTGATGCGATAGAGGATTCTTGCGATGGTTTTCATTTGTGTTTCCTGGCCAGTTTCTTCTTCATCCGACGCGCATTCCGGGACGATCCTGGCGCGAGTTCTTCGGCGCGTTTCGCCGCCATGACTTTTGCGGCCTCCTCGCATATGTGCTGGCTGGCATCAGTGGTGCTCACGATGCTCTCGCCGCAATAGAAACAATGCGATGACGTGTAATATTGATGTTCCGCGCTCATGCCCGCCCCTTGTTTGTTCGCGCATCGTGGTCCGCCAGCCGCTGCGCCGTTTCCAGGTCCACGAGCTGGAAGTCGATCGAGTCCTTGTGGCCGTGGGTGTAGACGACCGGCATGCCGGGCGCGAACTCGGCCTGGAAGCGCTCGATGTCCTCGGATGTGACCGTGACCATCGCGCGGCCGACCAGCTTATGGAGAATGATCGCGGCCATCTTCTGCCAGTGGCCGTCGAGCTGCTGGAGGGTGGTGTTGTCTGGGTTCAAGGTTTTTACGCTCATGACGTCGCCCTCCCCTGTTCGATCTCCGCCACAGCGTTGATCGCATTCGCCGCGGCGACCAGGTAATCGTCGGACGGGCGCTTGTGGATCTCCTGACCGGGGCGGTAATGCCGGAACACGGCCTTCTTGAGCGCCTTCGGCACCAGCTTCCAGTGGCGGCGGCACATCAGCAGCTCTGGCGACACGTGCTTGGTGCAGCCGTGGGCGTGGCAAGTGTGGGCTGGCCGGGTCATTCCGGCAGCCGGCGGATGCCGTTCCTGAAACACGCCTGGTAGATGTTGTTGTCGGTGCGGCCCGGCAGCAGCGGTCGCACGCGGGCGATGCCGCCGAGCGGGTATTCGGTCTTCAGGATGTTCAGTTCTTCGGTTGTCCATGACTGCTTTGGTCCTCTGGGTTTGCCTTTGCAACGGCTGCGCAGGCCGAGCTGCATGACGCGCATCCGGATGGATTGATCGCTGCGGTGGGGAAGCCACTCCCGCGCCGCCTTGATGCCGCCATCCGGATAGACTTCGCGCAGTGCAGCGATCTCGGCGGTTGTCCAGTGGCGCACGGGCCGCTTCTCGCGTGGAGGCGACGGCTCGCGTTGTTCGCTCGCGGCCGGCTGGCGTTGCGGATCGATGCCGAATTCGGAAAGTTTCATGGTCATGCCTCCACGCAGCGTTCGGTCTGGCGCTGTTCGGTCTGGTCGGGGTCTTGGATCGGGTGCAGGCTGGACTCCACGGT